CAAACTTGAGAGCAACACCACCGACAGCTTCCATAACTCTCAAGATGTCTTCTGCTTTTGCACCTTCACCAAGTTCTTTGGCAACATACCAGTACTTAGGCCAGAAAGTTTCTCCTGCTTTTTGATAATCTTCAAGTGTTAGTAGTTTCATGATTCTCCTGTTTTTTGTTATGTTCTTCCAACATTTCAGCAACTAAATCTCTTGCTGGTGGTGGTTCAAAATATGGTTTTGGTTCAGATTGCCATTTGTCAATTTGTTCTTGAGTAGGAACATTTATTCTAAAATTGATATCGTCTTCTTCAAACTCCTTATTCATTTTTTCGTAAGTTTCAGGAGTTATTTTTTCTATCACTTACCAACTCCATAATCAGGTGCTTTTTTTTCAAGTTCACGAATAGTTTGATGTAGTCTTTCTACTGCCTTACGCATCTCCTCAGTTTCTTCATACTCCCAAGTTTCTCCCTTACTATTTACAAATTCTTTTTTAGTCATAAGTCTCCCTCCTTACGATTTTCTGAATGATGGACATCAAAACTACCACCAGGATATCTAGACTCAAGTTTTTCAACATTCATCTCAATCACTTCATCAAAGGTAGTATCAAGTGCCATACATGCCTGTGCCAGATACCAACAGATGTCACCTAGTTCACGCTTCATGTGAAAGACATTATCTTCATTATAAGGTTTACCTTGCAGGAAGATTTTCTTTACGACTTCAGTGAACTCACCAGATTCTGCAGTCAAACCAAGTGCGGCAGTCATGAGTTGTGTCACATTGCAATCATTAGCATCGAGTTCTCTCAAACGTGCCTCAAGAATTTTGGGATCCAAACTAGGAGCACTAGTGACTCCCTTTACAAATTCAAGATACTTTTTAGTGTCAACAGTCATTAAAACTTAAACCCCTCAAAAGACTTTTTTGGTTTATCTTCGTCATTATACTCTTCTTCTTGTCCATTGTCAAGGATATCGTCCTGTGCTTTTTGTTCACAGTCATAAAGACGCATCTTAGCACGGTCAATACCAACAATAAATCTCTTGAACACTGTAGGATCATTGTATCGATTTTTCAGTTGTTTTACCATAATCTGTCCCAACTGTTCCAACTCCTCTGTGCTAATAAGGGCAAACATAAGATCAGCAGTAGCAGGGAGACCAAAGGACTCACTAGTGTCAGTAATGTCAACATCACTGCTACCATAACCAGAACGAGTGGTCTGCGTGGCAGATACGATAGGGACGTTTGCTTCGACAGCCAATCCTCTAAGCTCTTCTGCAATAGCCTTAATATAGCTATATGAATTGACAGAAACACCAGACTTATACCGCGAGGAAGCACATATATTAAGGTAATCAATGAAAATAATGTCAGGTCTAAATGACTTCTTAAGTGCAAGTTCATTAAGAAGTGCCTTAAAATGTCCACTATGTGCAGAAGCAGTAGGATACTCTTTAATTATAAGAGACCCTTGAGTTTTTTCTGCCAGTTTGGTGACTTTATTTTCAAATGATGACCTAGGAAGTTCTGTCAGGTCTTGGATCGGGACGTTGAGAAGGTTGGCGTCAATTCGTTCAGCAATCTTCTCTTCTGCCATCTCCATTGTAATATAGAGAACGTTCCGTCCTTGGAGCAACACGGAGCTAGCAACGTGGCACATGAATAAAGACTTGCCGACACCTGTACCAGCAAGCGCGATGTTAAGAGTCTTGTTAGGTAAACCACCTTTCGTGATTTTGTTGAAATATTCGAGATCGAATTCAATTTTATTCTCCTTACGGTGATACGATTCGTAGCGTTCTTCATAATCTTGTAGGTAATCATGTCCAATGTGGTTATCAAAAGAAACAGCAAGTGCCTCAGAGAGAATACTAGGAATAGCATCCCGATTCTTTTTCTCATCATCACCATCTGCAATATGAATAGATTCCATAAGTGCCAGATAGATGGCTCGGTCACGGCACCATTTCTCAGTTGTATCTAACAACCACTGAGCATCCACCAAAGAACTATGTAGGGAGATTACAATCTCTCTAGACTGCTTGATTTCTTCTTCGGTTAAATCAGTTCTATTTTCTATTTCAATTTGAAGTGCTTCTAAAGTAATATTAGAATTATACTTAACAATAAAATGAACTATCTCTTGAAAAATAGTTTTTTCTGTACTAACTTCAAAAAAATCTGGTTGTATAAAAGGAATTACCTTTCGTGCATAGTCTTCATCAAATACAAGGTTTCTTAGGATCGTTGTTTCAATTCTTTCCATTTATTCAAATAATAATCACTTTCAGGTTCGGTAATAAGAGTCATTCTTTTTTTAATAAATTCTTCTCCCTTATCAGTTTCTTTAAATCTTCTCTTCTTATTTTCCATAACTGAACTCCTGTTTTGCTATTGTATCTAGCTGTTTCATTACATCTTCGGTAAAGTATGTTTCGGGTTCCTTAAGAATCTGTTTGGCATAGACTTTTTTACCATTCATCTCATAACGACCTGCTACATTTTTCCAAAGTCCGCCAATCTCACCGAGTTCAAGAAGACCATAATATCGATCAAGACCACGCTCATCATAAAACAAACGAATTTCCACATCTTTATTCTCCTTACTTAAACGCGACTTAGCAGTCTTTGCCTTGATAACATTTCCAACGACTTCTGTTCCATCCTTTTCCTTTTTCTTGCTAAGATAAATGATCGTAGAGGCAGCATACTTAAGACCGCTACCACCACCCATCTCTTTAGTAGGAACGTAAGAACCGATGACATCGTAGGTATGGTTAGTTACAATCATAGGAATATTTGCCTGCCCCAACTTCAATGTTAGCATTCTGAAAGCACCCTTAATGAGTTGGGATTTTGTCATGTCCCGAACTTGTTTTTCATTTAGAGCATCAGTAATTTCTTTCTCTGTTGAAAGCATACCCAAAGAGTCTAACACAAACATTAATGGTTTGCGTTCGTCTTCTGGTTTTTTTAAGTATATGTCTACAGCCTTCAGTGCCTTGCTACGAAATTCTTCGACTGTGACAACATTTACAACTACTGTTCTATTTAGATCTACCCCACGACTTGCGAGTAAAGACTTATTAACAGCGGCTTCAGTGTCAAAATATAAACACATCCCATCAGGATTAGAATCCAAAAAGTTCTTGACGACAGCCAGGCTAAAGAAAGTTTTGCCAGTGCTAGACTCACCAGCAATGGCAGTAATCTTATTCCCAGATACACCACCAAATATAGACCCTGAAACAAGTCCGTTAAAAATATACGAACCTGTGTCCACATATGTTTCAGTTTCGTCAATATCTGCTGCGAGTTTTGTGTAGTCATCTCCGATCTCTTTTACAATATCTTTAAGAAAGTCCATTAGGCAAAAAATAATTCAAGGTTTACAGTTTTTTCAACACTCCATCCAATGGCATCAAGAATTGCCTTGAGTGGTTCTACAAAACTCTTTTCAAATTGTAAGTCATAGTCAAGGTACTTGTCAAGACCAAGTTCTTTAGGAAAATCCTGAATAAATGAAATCACATTCTCCTGAATAATATTAGGTTTTTTAAGGTAGATAAACTTAATTTTCTCACCATTGTTAATGAGAGAATATTTGTTAGTCAACTTGTGTTGTTTTATATAGTGATTAAAAAGGAGTGCCCCACGACAATGAATCGGTGTTCCCTTTGCATAGATCTCAGAATGAGATCTATACTTCACAACATCAGAAACTGAACGAGGAAATGCAATCTCTTCTGGTGGAAGTGATTTGAATTTTACACGACACTCATCGATAAATTTAATAACATCGTCCTCGGTTCCGTTCATCATAAGTTTCAGACCGTCCTTAATCATCTGACGACAAGGTGCCGGTGTAGACGATTTAACTGCCTCAATACCCATCATCTTCAGTTTAGGTTCAGTATATTGAACACCCTCACTGTTCCAGACGTTGAGAATATAACGCTTCTTCGCTGTCCAAATACCACGTTCCGCAATATTCTCACGCTTCATAATCATTTTTTGTTCATATGCCTGAACGTAATCCGCAAGTTTCGTATAAGATTGTTCGATGAATGGTTCCAACTTGTCTTCACAGATCTTGTCAAGTATCTCAACAATTGCGTTTTTATCGCCAGACTTACCACTAAAAAATTTATTAACAAGAGGTCCCATATTAAGATAGATGGAGTCAGTGTCAGATGCGATGACATAATCTTCACCCTCTGTTTGTAAAAGTTTATTTAGGTAACCGTTCATACGATTTTCAATCCATCGAATTGAAACTTGACCTGAGAGAGTAATTGCCTCAGCATTTGCCAGTTTATAATACCTAAAATACTGATTACCAATAGCACCATATGCAGAGTTGAGCTGAATCTTTCGTGCCATCTGGATATTATTACATCGGGCAATTTCTTTTTCCAGTGCCTTCGTCGGAGTTTTTTCATAATCTTGTTTTGCCTGAAGCATTTTCTTTTTATAGACGGTTCGATCCTTGTAGATCTTTTCCATCAGTTCTGGCAAGAACCCACGAACATCCTTCCGGTACATGGCACCATTGGCACATACCGCATTGTCCTTATACAATTCAAATGTTAGTTCCTCATTAAGTATTTTATCAACTGTTGCTGATGGGTGCCTTTCCTCAAGTAAGGTCTCCGGGGAAATATTATACTGCATGATAAGATGAGGGTACAGACTATTAAGGTCAAAACTAACCACCCAATCATACTTTCCAGGAATCGGTTCTTTGACATATGCTCCGGCATATTTGGAATCTTTGTCGGAACGTTCCTTTGGAGGAATAACAATATTCCTCTTCTTCAGATAATTGTAAATAATCGTATCCCACATACGAACCTGTGAGAAGACATCGGCATAGTTTGCCTTAGCATCATATGCCATAGTAATGGCAAGTTCAATTAGTTTCATCTTGTCTTCCATACGGTCAACAAGTTCCACGTCAATGATGTTGTACTCTACAAACTTCTGCCACCCTTTTGTATAAAAATCCTTAAAAGTATCAAACTCAGAGTGATCCAGTTTCTTTTGTCCAAGTTCAACACTGGCAATATAATCCAAACGATATGATTCCTGTGCCTTATAAGTAAACTTCTTATAAAGATTCAGATAGTCGAGTTGAGTGACACCACCAATGTCATATGCAATATTCTTTCTACCTACAATATAAATTTCACGTTCAGTAACAAGTCCCCATGGAGAGAGTCTCTTCATGAGTTTCTCTCCAAGAATGCGATCAATACGTCGAACCAAATAAGGAATATCGTACAGTTCACTGTTCCAACCAGTAATGACTTCGGGCGTATTACCTTCAATCATCCACCAGTTAATAAAATCCGTCAACAGTTCATGTTCTGTACGGAATCCTTTATAGATAACGTTCTCTTGTTTATTTAGAAACTGACCCCTACCCCAAGTACGAATTTGTTTCGTAGAATAATCTTGAATGGTAATGAGAAGAACTTCTTCGGCAGCAGATTCTACATCAGGGAATCCATTCTCTGATGCAACCTCAATATCGATGGTGGCAATCTTGATTTTTTGAGTATCAAACTTAATCTCTTCTTCAGGATACATCTCAGAAATATACTGATAGATGTATCGATCATTTCCATAGATTTTAAAGTTTTCTACACCATCATATCTCTTGATAAACTCACGACAATCACGAACAGTTCCAGGCTCAACTGATTCAACATATTCACCATTAAGAGTTTGATATTTTGTTTTTTTATTGGACTCAACAAAAAGAGTCGGGTAAAACTTCTCTCGGGTTGCGAAATGACGACCATTTTCATAACCACGGACCAAGAAGTGATCCCCGACCATCTGAACATTAGTATAAAAACGCATTATGCAATAGCTGCTAGATACTCATCAATAAGTTTTCCATTTGGTTCCACAAAAGTCAACACATCTGCTGATCGAATCAGAATCTCATCTTGATTTGTGAATGTCAACCAAGGTTCAATATATTCCTTAGTTTCACTATCAGTATTAATGTCAAGAATAATTCTAAAAGGTTTGATGATTTTACAGTCTGGTTCTCCAATTTCTCCAAAAAGTTCTTGGACTTCACCAATCAAAACCTTATCATCTCTCAATAAAATGCACTGTATGTTTTTTTCCATAGTGATTCAATTCCTTTAAGTAGTATAGCAATAAAAAAGGGAGGTGTCAAACTGGATTGTGCCAGTTACCTCCCTGTCTACGGCGACGATATTCAGTTTTATTTATAGATAATCTTTCCTTTGATGATGTTCCGGAACAATCTTACCAAGTGTAATACTCAGTAACCCATCCTCAAAAGTAACTGATCTAACTTCCGTTTCATCTGAGAGGGTCCAAGATCTGGTGAAAGATCTCTGAGCCACTCCTCGGTGGACATATTCTGTTCCGGTCTCTTTGTCTTCTTTTTGTCCTTCGACAAAGAGTTTACCGTCTTGTGTGTAGACATAAACTTCTTTCTTTTTGAATCCTGCTAGTGCTAGTTCTAGTCTCGATTCTACGTTGCTGACCGTGACTAGGTTGTATGGAGGATAATTGCTTGTCGTCTCATGCAGCGTCGTGAGACGATCAAAGTAGTCTTCCATACCAATACTGTTTCTATTTATAAGATCTAGAAACTGATTTAAATTGGCAGCATTGTACTTCATTAGGCTTCCCATTGTACTTCTCCTTAATAAGCGAGATTTGATTGTGTGGACCCCGAAGGCATCCATAAGTATATATTAGCACAGATCATAAAAAAGGGGGTGTTGAAACCCGCTCATTTTTATTCGGTTTCTTCTGTACGTTTCTTTTT